GCCACGCTACGCCATCACCGAGAGGGCGGGCCCCTTCGTCGCGGCCCATCGCAACACCGGGGTCGGGACCGTTCTCGACCTCACCGAACGCCAGGCGGAACACGAGCTGCGGCTTGGCACGCTCGTCCGACTGCCTGAACCTGGTCTCGGCGCCGCCAGTGGGCCCGCCGTCTCTGCGGCTGTGCTTCCAGAACAAAGCGCTGCGCCGCCCAGCGAACAGGAAGCTCAGGTGCAGCCGCCGTCGCCGTCGCGCAAGCCGAAGCGGTCCGCCTCTTGAGCCTGGGCACCAATCTCCATGATCCCTCGGTGGGCCTCGACGCTGCGACCGGCGGAACGCTCACTGGCTGGGAGCATGTTGTCCAGTCGCTACGGGACATATTCGATACCCGTTTCGGCTCGCGAATCATGCGCGAGTGGTACGGGTCCTTCGTTCCGAACCTTCTGGGCCGCCTTATCACGCCGGAAGAGGTGGTACCGTATTTCGCGGCTATCACCTCGGCCATCGAGCAGTGGGAGCCGCGCTTCCGGGTGACCCGTATCGAGGCGGTGAAGGTCACGCGCGACGGGCGACTGCATGTGTTTCTCGAAGGCGAGTACCGGCCGCGCGCCGTCTACGGCGACTTTACGGTTGCAGGTGCCAGACGGCTCGACGCTTATGCCAATCCGGACGGCATGCTGATCGAGGAGAGGCTGTCCCCATGAGCCGCTTCACCGCCATCAATCTCTCGGGGCTCGCTCCGCCTGACATCATCGAGACGCTGGACTACGAGGCCATCGTTACGGCGATGCGGAACGATCTCGTGGAACGCTTTCCGCTGATCGCGGGCGTGATCGACCTCGAGAGCGAGCCGGCGCGGAAGCTGATCGAGGCCTTCGCTTACAGGGAACTCCGGCTCCGGGCGCGCATCAACGATGCCGCGCGGGCTGTTCTGCTGGCGTCGTCATACGGCACGAACCTCGATCATCTGGGCGCGCTGTTCGCGACCGCGCGGCAGGAGGGCGAGAGCGATTCACGCTTTCGCCGCCGCATCCAGCTGGCGCCCGAGGCCTTCTCGGTTGCGGGGCCAGAGGGCGCCTACCAGTACCATGCGCTGACCGTGGCGCCCTGGGCGCGGGACGTCTCGGCAGTCTCGCGGCGGCCCGGCGTGGTGCGTGTCACTGTGCTGAAGGAAGGTGCCGACCCCGTGCCGACGCTCGCTGAGCGCGAGGCTGTGCGGCTTCATCTCGGCAATGAGGCGATCCGCCCCCTCACTGATGTTGTGGAAGTTCTGGCCCCCGTCATCCGGAACACCCGCATCGTCGCCCGCCTGACCCTCTATCCCGGCCCCGACGGCGAAGTGGTGCGCCAGCGCGCGCTCGCCGCCATCACCTCGTGGGTGGAGAGGAACCGTATGCTCGGCATGAATCTCCGGCGCTCGGCGCTCTACGCGGCGCTGCATCAGGAGGGCGTCCATTCGGTCGACCTCGTATCACCGGTGGAGGATCTCGTGCTTGATGTCACCGAGGTCTACGCCGTCGAGGTCATCGAAGTGGGCGTCAATTCGATGCGGGACGAGTGACGGCATGACCCGGCAGACGCTGCTTTCGCCCAACCACACGGCCTTCGAGGAGGCCTTCGACCTCACCGGCGCGCGGATCGATGATGTGGCGGTCGAGATCGCGAAGCTGGTCCGCCCCCGGGAGATCCCGGCCACCCATTTGGCCTGGCTGGCATGGGGCCTGTCGGTCGATCTCTGGGAACCGGAGTGGTCAGAGGAGAAGCATCGCTCGTTGGCGGCCCGTGCGCTGCCGATGCATGCCCGGAAAGGGACGCAGGCGTCGATTGCGGAGCATATCCGCATCATGGGTGCCGAGCCCCGCCGCTTCATCGTGCCGCCGGCCAAGACTTATCTGATGGAAGGCTTCACAGAGGAAGAGCGGCAGGCCTTCCTCGCGCGCTTTCCGCAGCTCCGCATCTATCCCTTCGTCGCGCGGGGCACGTACCGCTTTGCGCATTTCACATCGGGGGCATTCGGCAGAGCGAAGGCGTTTCTGGACGCCTGCTGCATCAAGGACGTGGGAGCATGGTCACGCTACATCCGCACGGCGAGGCTGTGGGACCGCGGCGAGGAAGCGACGCTCACCATTCGCGCCGTGACGCCCGAAGGTATCGGAAGGTTCCACGCTGCGGAATTTGACGAGGTGGTGCTGGGCGCAAAGCCGACGAGGGCATTGCATCTCGACACGCCGCCGAAGGCGAGGGCGTTTCTGGTAGACGATTTCGGGGTGGCGCAGCGCATGATACGCATCCCGCGCGATGCCAGCTACAGCTACCGTCTGGGCCGCGAGACGTGGACGACGACATATCCGAAGGCTGACCTGGTCGATGTCAGGCCGCAGAGCGTGGCCGAACGGCACGACGGCCAGCCCAAAGCACTCTACGTGACAAAGCGCCAGTTCATCCTGGGCAAGCATCTGCCTCCGACCATCTCGTGGCGCTTCATCTATGAGCGCTGGCATATCCACAATCCGGAGCGGGTCCCTGACGTCCGTATCCGCTCGACCCACCTCGGGTTCACGCGGCTCGGAATGCCGCCATATCACGCCGAGGTCAGGACCCGGATCAAGGGCAGGCTGGCGCCGCGCACGGCAGGGCCCTTCGTCAACGGCTATCTGATGACGGGCAATCGCAAGCCCATCGCGGACGTTCGAGAAGCGGTCCGCGTCTCCAAGTCGCTCCGGGACAGGATCCTACTCGACACAAAGACCTTCCGCTTCCCGCGCGCGGGCGACCGCCTGAAGGTCGGCGCCGTGACGCTCGGGCGCTACATCGCGGCATAGAAGGAACAGACACGTGGAACAGACCGTCATCTTCCGCGACCGGCAGGAATTGCAGTCCGCCGACCTCAATAACATGCAGGACTTCACCCGCGCCTCGATCGATCATGTGGTGAAGGACGCGATCGACGGCGGCAAGGCTTACTCGGGCTTCACGGCCTCCAAGACCGCCGCGACCGAGATCACGCTCTCGGCTGGCCGCCTCTATGCGGGCGGCGAGGTCCATGCGCGCAACGAGAACGTCGTCATTGACGTCTTCAATTCCCTGCCGCTGGTGACCAGGAAGCGCGTGGCGATTGTCGCTTTCGGGCAGTCGGTCGATACCGACGTGCAGCCGCGCGACTTCCTGATCGACGCGCAGGTCGGCACGACCGAGCCGCAGAGTGTCGCCATGGAGAACCTGCGGCGCGCCGAGCTTTCGGCTGTCGCGGGAACGGAAAGCCCCGACCCGGCCTATCCGCCGACCGATGCCAATGTCGTCGTGATCTGCTATGCCTTGCTCGACACGTCGGGAATCGTCTCGATCGAGCAATGGGCGGCCACGCAGCTTCCAAACCTCCGGCTCGTGTCGAACCGCACGACCGCGCTCGAGATCTGGCGCGGCCAGATCAGCGGGCAGGTCGATACGCTCAAGACGGACCTCGCGGCCCTCGCGGACCGTCTCAGGCTCTACGCCCTGAAGACCGATCTGGTGGACGTCCTGGTCGAACTCGAGAAACTGCGCGAGCGGGTGTTCCAGCCCTCGGCCTATATCTTCTATGGCAGCAATCACTTCCTCGATCTGGTCGGCAGCCAGACGGCCCACGCGAGCTTTGATGCGGTCGTCGGAGAAGGTATCCGCTTCCCGAGTGCCGGCAGCAACAGTTCAGGCCTCGCGCTGCTCAACCCGAACAACCCTTACGTGACCGTGAACAGCGGTTTCGTGCTGCCGAAGCATACCCATGGCATCCGCATGAACCTCGCCGGATACAATGGCGAGACCCGGCTGGCGCAGTATACCTTCGAGACCACGACGATCACCCAGCTTGCCCGGACGCGCCAACGCATCCGCTATGGCAGCACCCGCACGGTCTGCACCAACTCGACATGGTGGCGGCAGGGGAGCTATGACCCCGTCACCGGCACCTTCCGCATCACCGGGGAGACCTGGGAGGTCGATGCCGCCGACCGCGCGAAGGCAGCGATCAACCACCAGTGGGTTCGCGTCACCCAGTTCTGGGTCGACGTTTACGAGGAGC